TGATCAGTAGGTTCTGTTTATATTATTTGTGTTTCAGCACCTTTGTAGGTGATCGCCTGCCAAGGGGGTATGTCATCCATCACATTACAAATTTGTCTATTCGGCGGTTTGTCCGGCCCAGGATTTCAAGGAGATCAGCTATGCGCAAGCATGTTGAAGTTGGATTTGTTAGAGTTGTGGTTAGGAATACACCTCAACTGTATTTTCTTAGTAAGATTTGCAGTTGTTGTAATCAAATAAAATTATGATGTTCTCGATTAACCAGAGTAAAATGGTGGTCAAAAAGAGCCAGGTGGAGGACTGTTGCGCATATGGTCCAAAACCACAAGAAAAGGAGAGTGAGAGAATAGATGAGAATCCTCATTACTCAGTCAAGAAGAAGAAGAAGAGATTAGAAGCAAAGAATAGTGCTAGAACAGCGTTGATGAAGTCACAGAAGAATTGGGATCCAGAAGTGAAGGAGAAGATCAAGAAGATGAAGATCTCTTGTGAATTGTCACGACCAGTATCGGAAGCAGTGAAAGATTGGGACAAGAGGAAGAAAGCTAGAGATGAGTCCAAGGCAGCAGACATCAAGAGTAAATTGGTCACTTATAAGAGAGTCAAGAAGACTGGAGATAAACTTAACGAGTTGAGGAAGAGAGCGAAAATGGATAGGAAACAACAAGTTATCAATGAGACTAATCAGATGGGTGTAGAGTTAGCTGAGGAATTTTACAAGTCGTATGTAAGAGATGTAAAGAGTGAGACATATGTGCCAGCAGGGTCGTCAGATTACATGGACTACATTAGGCATAAGATGAAGCATTTATTGTGTCCAGACATCGAGTATGGTCTAGAATATAGCCTTCCATATAAGCATCATAAGAGCTTCACTAGACTAGGATTGGAGGAAGATGTTTATGATAACGCATATACGCGTAGGATTTTCGACGTGATGTGCCCTGATGAATCTAGATTAGCTAAAACATTTGATGACATGAGCACCAGAAGTGGAGATAGAATTCCCAATACCATCGAGGGAAGGAATCAGTATGTGGAGGAACACAATTTGACAGCCAAAGAATATCAAGAGCTCGAAGCTCGTTCAAATTGGTTACAAGCTGAGACTGGTCCAGTATTGCCTTGCGCAATGTGTGATGGGATTCGAGGACGCAAAGGTATTACAAACGATCTTATTTCACGGTTGCAATTTGGTCCAGGGGGAATTCATCAACCCAGGTTCAGATTGATGTGTGGACGATGCAATTATGTGCCCACAATTGAAGAAATCCAGGAAGAGCTCACCAGCGAGGATTTTGAGGAAAATGATGAAGGTATGGTGCATCTGCTAAGGCAAGTTTGGGAGCTGAGAACATTCATAGATGTAACGAACGCACTCTTTGACAAGAGCCATCCTGCTAATGATTGTGATAAGCCAGCGTGTTGCCATGGTATAACCACAAGTCTAACGTGCAATAGTTACATATGTATTCTCCATCAGTGTTTCCAGAAACTTGGAGATCAACCGTGGTGGTATAAGTGGAAAGGTCGCAGTGCAGTTGAGTACGTAAAACCATCGATGAGCTCAATTTGGTGGTCAGTAGGTCGGGATGATAAGCATGAGTGTGGCGGATACAATAAGTGCACTAAGAGTATTAAGAGGGATTTCAGAACTTACGTAGAAAAATTCGATTTTGCCACTAGATTAGCTGAAGCCCTATCCACTTACAAAAGATTGAAATGGGCGAGAGATAGGAGACGAGCATTATACAAGGAGCTAAGTTTGAGAAGACACAAAGTGTGGTGCAAGGAAATAGGAAAATTTGTCTATGTCAACATGACAGGAGGAGGTAGCCGAGGATATGGTAAGAAGGCCAGGCAAATGTATAGGAGGATAGGCATCGAATATTACGATCCCAAGCTTCATTCTTTGGAGCCTTTTACACCAAAAATGGTTCCAAAAATAAAGGCTGTTGACGTTCAATATGATGAGTTTGGACCTGATGCTGTACAAGAGGTTGTTGAGGAGTGCAAAATGTTTGTCGAATTCGGTGGTGGGCCTATTTATGAGGCACAAACTGGCATTCTAGGTAAAGACTTCTCGAACGTGCTCAGAGAAGCAGGACCTATGATGCAAAATATATCAGACTGTGCAACCATGGCCCGTCAGTCAATAAGTGAAGTGAATAATGTGGCAGCACAAGCCAAGAGCGCGATGGATTCAGCGTTGCCAGATGTCAAGAAGACATTGAGTGGAGTCAATTCAGTATTAACATCTTTGAATAACATGCTCCCTAAATTTGAAAAATTCACAACATATTTGGATGAGTGCTTCACAAGAGTTTCTGGTCCTATCAAGAGCTTGAATGAAGTAGTGGATTTCAAAGTCTTTTTTGGAATGCTGGCTACAGGTTTGATTACTTCTATTGTGTCGGGAACAGGTGGATTTACGACATTGGTGGCTACTCTATGTTCTTACTTGTTCATGAAAGGCCTAGCGCAATTTGCTGTCGATAAAGTGAACGATTTCTGGCATAAATTCAAGGAAATTGTAGAGAAGGTCAGATTTAAGAGTCCACAAAAGGTGCACATGAGTGTGATATCCGGTGAGATCACGTATGAAGCTGAGTCCATTAAGGACAATGTCAAGGAATGGATCAGTATGGATGAGGAGAAAACCATCAATGGAATTTCAATGGGAGTCGGCGGAATTTTATTTATACTCACAAATGTGCTAGAGTCACCGCACAACACACCAGAGAAAATTGCCAACTATGTCGCTACCAATATCAAGTCGTATTTTATGAACAAAATGTCACACAGAGACAGGACATCTCTTACTAAGGATATCGGAGTTAAAATATATGACGCACTTATATTTGTGGTCACAGGACAGAGCATGAGCGTGAGGAAAATGGATAAGTTGTATCCGAATGTAAATTTGGCCATCACAGATTTGGAGCAGTTTAATCTGAATGAAGACAGAATGGCAGCGATATCGGACCCCGTTAGAGCATCGGGTCTTGTTAGATCATATGAGTATCTTGTCATGATGAAACCCAAGATGTTCGAGAATAAAGATGTAGTATTACACAAGAGAGTGTCAGAGTTGTTGCACGCAGCGGAAGTGTTCTACAGAAAAGCAAAACATCATTTAGCTGGTTATACAACTGCTAGACCAGAACCAGTGATGGTCAACTTTCATGGACCACCAGATCAGGGCAAATCTAGCCTAGTGAAAAATTTTGTGGAGAGGGTACATAATAAGTTATCAAATGATGCAAGATGGCGAGAACTAGAGGTGGCAAGATGTAAAATGTGCAGAGTTGAAGAAGGAATTTTTGTTAAGAACATTGATTGTAAGGCTTTGCATTTAGATGCTGAAAGTAACGGAGATTCTCTCGTTTATACTAAGAACATTGCCGAGGAATGGTGGTCAGATTATAACAATCAATTTGCCACTTTACTTGATGAGCTGTTCGCTGATATTGACTCTCCCAGCAAGCCAGAATTGAGCATTACAATGATTCAACGAATGGTTAATTGTGCTCCTTACCCCTTGCCAATGGCGGAAGCTCACGAGAAAGGAACAAAGTACTTTAATTCTCCACTCATTGTTGGAACTAGCAATGTTGAATTTCCAACTATCAAGAGTAAGATACCACAACATGTGCCTGCTATTAGGAGAAGAATAACTTTTAATGTGTCGACTGAGTTAAAAGAAGGGTACTATAGGGAACAGGATTGTCCTGTTGATGAAACTGGTGCCAGGAGAGATCAAATAGTGAGGAGGTATTGCCCCATTAAATCGTGTGCCACTTGGAGCAACGAGTGTCTGTCTGTAGCGAAGAGGATGATGGCTAGAAAAGGGATGAAAATGCCAGATGATTGGACTTTAGCGGATGTCAAAGAAAAAGCAGGAATTGAGTTTGCAGCTCCCAAATTCTATAATAACGCTCATAAATTGTGTATAGACAAGTATGGTTGCATGGGAAGTGATAGAGGAACTGAGAGGGTGTCAGTGAATGCGTTGGACAGATTGGTAGATCAAGTTGTTGAAGAGATGATCTTAAGGCAATCTTCAAAATCATCTAGCTACATACCAAAGGCAGCAGATTGCTCAAGATTGGATAGGAAGATTTCGGAAGATGAGTACAACAAAATGGTGCAGGAGATAGAGGATGAGGCTGATGTCGTTGCAGAAACCATTGATTATAGAGATTACGATCCACGCCCCACAATGGCTGCTATAAAAATAATGGGTCCTAAGCAGTTTTTTGCAGGAACTTTCAGTAGAGTTGACACTGCACGTCTCGAGTTTAGTGAATTCGTCTCAAGAGGCAAGAATGCTATAGTGAGACTAATATCTAAAGGATCTAACACCAAAGCGGGCGAGTTCGTTGCACACCTATTTAGACAAACAAGAGGGGCCACAAAATGCCTCGCTGATTATTTGCTATCTTACTGGGATGTAGCGTTCTGCGCTTTGTGCGTCGTGGGTGGAGGACTAGCGTGCGCTAAGGTATTTAGTGCTAATAGGTGTAGAATTGCAGATGCTTTGAAAAGAGGTGATGACGTCCGGAAAATATATGGTTTACCATATTGTACTTCTTTAGTTCCCGCGCGAGATTGTAAGTTGTGTAGTGCTTTATCGAGCAAAAAGACAAGAATGGTCGAAATGTATAGACCTTCAGTTAGCAGGGGATACACGTTGAAACTAAGACCCAAGGCAGCACATATCAGAGCGTGGTTAGGAGACATCTTAGAAACTGCTGAAGTACTGGGCATCAGAGTGTCGACTAAAATGTATAAGCAAGTGTTGGACGTGGACGATAGCGTGTGCGCTACGATGTCATCAGAATGTAGCGTTGGATATCATGATCATTGTAGAACACATACAATGGGTGCACCATGTGTTGCAGACAAAAGAGAATTGAAAGAGGAAGACACCTTGTATAGATGCGAGAGTAAATACGACAGAGGGACTTTTTACGACAGGATCAGGGAGATAATAGGTAGAAAAGTTATGACTTTGCCAGGTACAGCTTACGTTGGTCCCAATAATGATTTGGAGAAACAAGTAGATTATGATGTCAGGGATGTCCCGAAGTATATCAAGGGCTTTTGCCATGATCTTAAAGAGGAGTTAGCATCTTTCCTGAGGAATCATACTGACGTTGACTACAGAGATGTTCCATTATCGAGAGTGGACGAGATTGCCGCAAAACACGATATGCTGTATAACGAAAATAAAGATCCACAATATAGACATTTATCTGACAAAGTCATGTTTCACGAGGTCCTACATGCTGCCGTTGAAGATGTTGAGGATTTCCTCAACAAGGGAGCAACGCTGCTGGGATTAGGTGTGAAGATAACAGCGGACAAGTTAGGTGGTGTCAAAGACATACCATGTAAGAAGTACACGAGCTCAGTGGTGGAGCATGGATCTGAGAGGCAAGGGAAGTTTTGCGAGAAGGTAGGTAAGAACATCATACGTATGAAGAGAATTGAGACGAATAGTTGGTACACTGCGCTTATGGTGGAGAAACAAGGCGCTATGATGGTTGGACATGAAGCCCAGTTCTTCGAAGTGGGTCAAAAAATCGAAGTCAGTAAACTTGGTAGTAGTACAAGTGAAATTGTAACATGGCAGATAGAAAAGATAGTGGATAAGAGTAATAGTGACTTAGCTATGGTATGGTTCTCAAGTAAGACACCACCCTGTAAAAGCATTGTCAAAAACTTTAGGTCTAGAGAGACACCATTAGATGAGATGTTCGCAAAAACCAGAAACACGGGTAGTGCTTATGTCGCAAGAGTTGTTCATGATAATATCAAGTTGGAGAATGGCACTAGACAAGTATTCGGCGTTAGATTTTCCGATATAACACCGGGGTCATTGCGTAGTGCCCATGAAAAATATACCAATGGTGACAAGGTTATAGATAATTCAAATTTAATTGGTTACCAAGGTGTTTCAGGTTTAGGCATGTGTGGTAGTTGCCTTATCTTCGATACCAAGGACTCCATATTCATTGGTGGCCTGCATGTGGCAGGAGCAAAAGGTAATCCAGGGACATTAGGATTTGCATCGTCCATTACTAGAGAAGATATAGCCGAATTCCTAGAGCGGTGTGACGATGGTAAAGCTTGTAGTGTAGAATTAGTGGGTGAAACTATATGGAAAACTCCTTTGATGGTGGGTCCATTTGAGAACGTACATTGTGTTCTTGGACACACTGGAGTAGGAAAACAGAGGAGAACCACGAAAATAATCACATCAGGACTGCAGGAGAACGGCAATGGACCTTTCGGGCCCGTTAAGAAAGGACCCGCAGTGTTGGAGCATCCTGAGATTGATATATTGGAGGTGCAAATGAAAAAATTGTGCACAGATACAGCTGTAGTAGAGAAGAACGTTGTCGACGAAATAGTCGATGACATGGCTGCTAGCTTGATGAAGGGCACATACAAGAGCTCGCGCAAGATCTTAACATATGCCGAAGCTATAACGGGTGAAAACACAAACTTGGGTCCAATAGAGAGAACAACGAGTCCAGGGTTTCCGTGGTCCAAGAAATGCAAAGATAAGACGCTGTGGCTAGGGAAAGGAGAGGATTATAACACAAATGACCCTGAGATGAGAGCTGCTGTTGAAGAACTCATAATAACAGCAAAACAAAACAAGAGACTACTACAGAGAGGAATATTCACCGCATCCCTAAAGGACGAGAAGAGGTCCCACGCGAAAATAGCTTCTTTGTCAACGAGAATGTTTGCGGCCGGTCCAGTTGACCTGAACATAGCCCATAAGATGTATTTCGGAAGTTTTGTAGAAGCGATGATGGCCCAGAGGATCGATAATGGAATAGGCTTAGGATTGAACCCTTTCAGTATGGATTGGAAGATTCTTGCGAATAACCTTAGGAAGAAAGGTGGTAACAACATTATGGCCTTAGATTATCAGTCATGGGATGCAAAAACTATGCGACAAGCTATGTTGGCAGCGTGCGAGGCTATCAATAAATGGTATGATGATGGCGAGGAGAACAAACAAGTCAGGCGAGTTCTTTTCGAGTACATAGCTAGTTCGGTGTGGGTGTTGAATGGGTATTTTGTGCAGATGGATCACTCAATGCCTAGTGGGTGTTATTTAACCACCATCGTGAATTGCCTACTAAACTTGTTCAATTGGAGATATGCGTATATGATGCTCAGGGAGAAGCACATAGGCAAAAGATCATTGACTGGGTTCTCAGAAAATGTGTATGGAGTAGCTTATGGAGATGACATGTTGTTGTCGGTAAGAGATGAAGTGGCTCCATGGTTCAATCAAATTAACTATGCAGCTATAATGGAGGAAATTGGCCTTAAGTGCACCAATGCAACGAAGGGAGAAGTTGATAAGGCTTTTGTAGGTTTGGATGAGGCGTCATTTCTGAAGAGAGGTTTTGTCCTGAGACGAGGACAATGGTTTGGACCTTTGGAGACGGATACGCTAGAAGAGATGATATGCTGGACTACCACTACAGCAGTCGATGGGACAAAAGTTAATGCATATAATGCATGTATGGAAGCATTTGCGCATGGGGAAGCATATTTTCATGATTTTCGTAAGACGATTTCAAATTATGCCATTGAAAAAGGTGTGGAAGTGGATCTACCCACATTGTACCAGGCGAGAGATTGGTGGGTTGAGTCACTATCAACCATCTCGCGCCCGAAATTTGATCTATATAAAATCAGTGATGCCATACAGAAGAGCTGATTTTCAATTTAATTATATTATGATTACCCTTGATCCCAATTAATAGCCAATAGAAGAGTGTTTTG